CAATGAAAACTAATCCAGCCCAACTCCCATTCAAAGAAGCCATCGACTTCTACAAAGCCAAAATAAAGCTACCAAGCGCCGATTGGACAAGTATATGGGAGCAGCAGCATAGCCACGCCTTTGTAGTCGCTGGCGCGCAAAGTGACGCGCTGCTAGAAGACCTATATAACGCCATTCAAGATGCTAAACAGAACGGTGGTGGCTATGCCGATTTTAAAACCCGTTTTCAAGACATTACTACCAAGCATGGCTGGTCATACAATGGTGCACCTGGCTGGCGTAGCCGCATTATTTACGATACAAATATCACGCAAAGCTACAACGCTGGCCGCTATGTGCAAATGCAAGCTGTTAAGCACTTGCGACCTTATTGGCAATACCGCCACACCAGCATTGAGCACCCAAGGCTTACGCATAAAGCATGGGATAACACTATATTGCCTGCTGATGACCCTTGGTGGGATAGCCACTATCCGCAAAATGCTTGGGGCTGTAAATGCCGCGTTGACTCACTCTCACGTTTTGAAGCTAAACAACAATGGGAAGCACAAGGTAAAGCAGGGCCTGATGCCGCACCGGAGATCATCTACGAAGACCGCCTTGTTGGTAAAAGCGGCAATAACCCACGCACTGTAACAACGCCTCAAGGTATTGATCCAGGCTTTGGTTACAATCCGGGCAAGGCATACCTTGAGCCGCTAACCGTGCCGCCACTTACAGGTTATGACGCAGTATTAAAAGAGCGCGGTGCCGAGTGGCCTACAGGCTTTAAGGTGCCCAAGTTGCCAACACCTACAAAAATTGACGGCGCAGCTATTTTGCCGGTGGACACACCGCCTGAATTAGCCGTGACTGATTTTCTAGATGTGTTCGGTGCTTCGCTAACAGAAGGTGCAGCTTTCACCGATGCAGCAGGCAGTACCTTAGCAATCACTAAGGCTTTATTCCAAGATGGTAAGGGTGAGTTTAAGTGGTTATCAAGCCAGAAAAAAGCCAACCGCCTGCAATATATTAACTTGCTGGCAATGGCACTAATTGAGCCAGATGAAATATGGTGGGCTTGGGTAAAAGACCACCACGAAAAAGGGCGCTGGCGGCTTAAACGACGTTACCTGAGAGCCTTTGAAATTGATGGCACAAATGAATATGCAGTGTCTGTTTTTGAGTGGGGCAGAACTGGCTGGACAGGATCAACGGCATTCATGACGACTCAACCAACCGAAGCCCTGCAAGAGGCTTACTTCAACAAACAAAGAAATGGCCGTTTGGTATTTAAGAAATAAAAAAGCGACCTCTGCATGGGTCGCTTTAAATGGATTCGATTTGAGGGCTTATGCAGAGCCGCAGCTTCGTCACCACGGGTACATAATATGCAATATACAATTGAATTTCAAGCAGATCATCAAAATAAAGTGCTAGAAGCTGTCAGGCGT